ACTGTTTCACCGCCCACCCTAGTCGGCGATTCCCTCGTCTGCCCTCACCAGCCGCCTCTCCGGAGTCGGCTTCTGGCTGGCCTTGCCTGCTCGGTTATTGGCTGTTTCGGGTCATGGGCTACTAAAGAAGTGCGCGAAAGATACACCGCAGGCCCTGAGCCATTTTGCAAGAACAGGTAACCGCGGAAAGCCTTTCTTCTTTTCTACATTCTCGACCGTGCCACGACTGACGCCGCTCTGCCGCTGGAAGTAATAGACATTTTCTCCGAATTTCTCCAACCGCAGCTTGCGTAGTTTTTCAGAGACCTGCGCCGCATCGAACACGTCGGCAGTGTGGCACGTCTGAAAATGCGCTCAGCAACAAAAAGATGTTGACATAGAACTATGCGCGAAGCCTAAACTTGGCCATGCCTTACAACATCAAACTCGTTCGCGAGCTGCGCGAAAAGAAGGGCTGGAATCAAACCGAGTTGGCGTATCGAGCCGGCGTGCACACGACCATCATTTCGAATTTCGAGAACGGCAAACGGACGACGCCGGGGATGGCCAAAAAAATTGCACGCGCATTGAAGGTGAAGGTGGCAGAGCTCTGGATTCCCGAAGAAGAAGAACAGACGACGGGAGCCCGCAGATGAATCCTGCCGTTCAGGCACTCAATCAAGAAACCGCCGCTCTCCGGCTCGAATCGCCCGGCGCTCGTTTGATTGAACGGCTGGAACGAAAGATCATGACGCACACAATTCGCACGGTCTCCTCCTGGGGTGTTTGGTTTTTTTACTGGGCTAACGCGGCTGTCAGTATAGGCCGGGCACCCGGGAGGAACTGATGATCGCGACGCTCACCAAACTTCAAAAACACCAATTCGCACAGGCTCTGCATCGCGGGATGTCCGGCAAATTTGAAGCCGAGCACTTAGAACTCGTGATGCTGTGGGCGGAGGTGACCAAGCACAATGCCGAGCTGTTCGAGCTCGTCGAGCAGGGTTATCTCGACGTCGCCGGCGTCGATGAAGACGGCATGCCGCTATTTGTTCCAAGCGAGAAAGGCCTCGGAAGCTCCCGACGTGGCCAGCTGGAAAGGCTGCGCGTATGAGCGACAACATCCAGGTCGAGATTACCGACCTGAGCGAACCACATTGCTTCCGCCTCGTTTTCAATCCTCGATCCGCGCCGGGCGAGCACATCGAAATCATGCTGCACGCGACGCAGCTGGTCGACTTGCTTCATAAGGGCTCTGTTGCATTGTCGGAGTGGCAACACCAAACGACTCAATATTTGCTCGACAGGATTCGCGTATGACCGCGAGGGCGGCCAATCATACGTGCGTGCGCTTCGTCCGTTGCGGACAATTCCAATTCGCCAGCCTGACTATCGACGTCGGCGGTCAGAAAACAGAAACATCCGGCGATCGCACCGCGTGGCGCTGTCGCGACTGTGGCGAGCTGGTCTGGTTGAAAACAGGCATTGATCCGAACGACGTGAAACAGACAGCCGCTCTGAAAAGCGGCTCACGAGGACGTTCAAAGAAGAATTGAGCAGTAAGGGGAGCGTTGGCGCGCTCCCCTTTTAATTTTGGCCGGAGTACCGAAGTCGGTCCCCTTCAGTATTCCCGCCTGAACAGACAACCGAGGTCCCACGGATTCATTGAAGCCGATGAAGCAGAACCGTTCCGAATCGCGCGCGCTCATCATCGAAAAAGAATCCATTAGACTGTCCCCGCTACAACAACGAGGGCCAATTGGAGGAAAGGATGACTCCATGGCACGTGACCGGGATTGGGGCGAAGGCTCCATTCTCAAAGAAAAGCGGGGATATGCCATTCGCTGGTCGGAAACGATTCTCCTGAAGGACGGCCAGCACAAACGCAAACGACGTTACAAATTTTTAGGGCCGGTCACCTACCGGCAGGCAAAGCAGATCTTGGCCGATGTGCTTGCCGAGATCCGGCGCCGCGAATCGGCGATGGATCACGGCAAGCCGCCGATGTTTGCCGAACACGCCAAACGGTGGGAGGCCGACATTCTGCCGATGTATCGCTATTCGGTGCAAGTCAGCTACGCGAGCATTCTGAAAAACCATCTCGTCCCGCAATTCGGCGAGTGGCTCGTGTCGCTGATCGGACCTAAAGAAGTGCAGGCCTGGATCACGGGACTAAGGGATAAAAACTACGCGCCGCATTCGATCCACCACTATCAGGAAGTTTTGCGTGTGGTGATGAACGAAGCGGTGACCTGGTACAACCTCCCGAAGAATCCGGCGATCGGCGTGCGACTGCCACAGTTGAAAAACAAACGGCAGACGTTCGCCCTCACACCCGAGCAGGCCTGCAAGCTCCTCAAAGCCATCCGTTCAGCAAAAGTCAGAACGATGGTCGCACTCGCAATCGTTACTTCACTCCGGCGCGGAGAACTGCTCGCGCTGCGGTGGGGCCGCATCGATGAGGCAAAGGCCACTATCGAGGTTCGAGAGGCGAGTTATCACGGCCGGGTTGGTCCACCGAAGACCGACGCCGGCGTGCGCATCAACGAACTCGACCCGTGGACGCTCGGATTACTACACGACTGGCGACGGCAAGCCAAGCGCACCGGCGCCGACGATTTCGTGTTTGGCACACGCAAGGGAAAGATCGATAACCCGTCGAACATCCTCCATCGCTATGTGTATCCCGCGTGCGATCGGCTCGGATTACCCCGGGTGAACTTTCTCACCTTGCGGAGAACGTTTTCGACCCAGGCCCATGAGAAAGGCGTCCCGGCAAAAACGATCGCCGCGATCATGGGTCACGCGAACGTGGACACCCAGCTCATTTACATCCAAGCACCATCAGATGGGATGAAACGGGTGGCGGCGGAGCGGATCGGCGAAAATTTGGCCAGATTTTGGACAGATGCAGAGCAGCTTGCGCTCAATTGGGTGAACTGATTGAGGGATGAACTACATGCACATCAGGGGTTTAGCGGCAATGGGACCGACCGGTCTCGAACCGATGACCTCCTGCGTGTGAAGTAAAAACTCATTTCGCTATCCGATTGGTAACTCGTTGTTGTAGCAGACCTCGAGGCCCCGTCGGCAGCCGCGGATAGCCGCATTTCCGCTGCATCTTGGACAGATTTTGGCCAGATAGAATTCCCGCCGCTCCGCCACTCCACGCTGAACTCTTTGGATGTTTTTTTGAAGGACCCGAACGGGCCGAAGAAGCTCGACGGGAAGTTTCGGTTTTCGCGACGGAAAAAAGAAACCGGCCGAACTGAGGCATCACTGCTCAGCCCGCTCAGCCCGGCCGGCTGGCTTTTTCCCCAAGATCGAGTGCGTTGACCCGGGGGATGACTCGAAACTTAGTTCAACCCTTGGGAAAGTTGAAAACTGAAATTTCCGGGGCGCGGGGCCGTTCCATCGAAGCCCCCCCCGCAATCGGAGTCGCCGCGCGTGCGTAGCTTAGGGACATTTTGCATCACTGTCGAGAGAATTCCCAACACGCGGCGTGCCGGCTCGGGGGAATTGAATTGACGACGAAAGCAAAACGGGCTCCAGCCACTCCCGCCAAAGCCACACCTGAGCCTCTTCTATCGGCACCGCCGCAGGAGCCAAAAGAGCGGATGCTCTATCCGGCCGAACAGCCGCGCATATTCAACGCGCAAGATTGGGCTGGCGTATTGAAGCATCTCCAATCGAGCATGAGTGCGCAGAGCTACAACACATGGTTTGTTCCCGCTGAATTCCTGAAAGCGGATGCGCATGCCGTCTACATGACGGTGCCGAATGGCTTCTTTCAGGATTGGCTGAACGATCACATCGACGTCATTGAGGCCGCGGCGCGGCCATTGGGATTCACAGGTCTCCAATTCGTTTTTATAGCGACTCGGGACCGGGACCCGATACCCGAACCGCCGCGCTTGCACCCCGTCGACCTATTCGATTTTTTAAAGATGGAGCTGCCGCCGCAGAAGCTGCTGCTCGATCCGATCCTGTCGACACGATCGGCCGCGATGCTCTATTCCAAACGCGGTGCCGGGAAAACGTTCTTGTCGCTCGCGATCGGCTGTGCCGTCGCCGCAGGGCAACCGATTCTGCGTTGGGCGCCGCCCGAGCCGCGAAAGGTGCTGTATGTCGATGGAGAGATGCCCGCGGCAGGGATGCAGGTCCGCCTCAAGCAGATCCTCAAAGGCATGCCCGCGCAGCCGGCGCCGGGATACTTCCGGCTCATTACTCCAGATCTCGAAGAATTCGGGATATGGAGCCTGTCGAGAACCGAAGGCCAGGTCTACGTCGAGGACCAGCTCGCCGACACCAATCTGCTCATCCTCGACAATCTGAGCACGCTGTGTCGCGGCGGGCGGGAAAACGACGCCGAGAGTTGGGGACAGATTCAGGAGTGGGTTCTCCGTCTCCGACGGGCCGGCCTGTGTGTGTTAATGATTCACCACGCCGGCAGAAACGGCGAACAGCGCGGCACGAGCATGCGTGAAGACACACTCGAGACGATGATCACACTTCGCCATCCCGACGATTACAGGCCACGCGATGGGGTCCGCGTGGAAGTGCATTTCCCAAAGGTGCGCAACATCTACGGCGACGCGGCCGAGCCGTTCGAAGTGCGAATGCAAAGCGAGAAGGGCGCCATTCATTGGTCGATGGCGACCGTTGGCGATCCGACGAAGGCGAAAGCTGCGGACCTGCTCGAGGAGGGGAAGACTGTGCGCCAGGTCGCAGAGGAATTGAACATCTCCAGATCCGCCGCCGGCCGGCTGAAGAAGAAGATCGACGATGAGACCAAATAATCGGGACGCTGCTGGGACAACAGCGGGACAACCTTGTCCCAGCGGGCGTCCCAGTGGGACAAGCGATGGGACAGCTAAGCCGCTGAAATTCAAGGTGAAAGAGCAGTTTGTCCCGCTGTCCCACTTATATACCCGTGGGACAGCGGGACAAAGCACGTTCACAAGTGGGACACGCGTGGGACAAGAGTGGGACACGTAGAACCGAGCTGCGAAAGGAGGTGATAGGTAGAGGGGGAACAAGTTACCGAAAAAACGATCACATAGCGTGCGGGCTCAGCTCTGGGAACGAGCACGGCTGGGCCCGCGCGGAACTGTAGCTAGACGCTCAGCGTGGCCGCTAACGGCTTCTTCTCAGGTCTAATCAAGAGGGGGGGGTATTTTCGATGAAACGTACACTGCGCAAGCTTTCCCAGCAAGGCGATGAACTGATTGCCGAGTGGGAACCGACAACCGTCAGACGGCGCCGTCTCGAAGAAATCGAACGAGAATTCAATCTCCTGCAGCAGAAAGGCTACTTCGCGGCAGACATCACCGACGGGCGAGATCTGCTGATCGATAAGTTCGATCCTGACGCCGAAATATTGATGATTCCGAGAGTGCAAGGTGGCTAGTCAGGCTAGTCCGGCGGACCGCAACGGAAATGAGCCCTCTCGGCCACGGCACATAACCCGCGCTCAATCGACGGGACTGATACCATCACGGACCGCTGTCAAGAAAGCTCGCGATTTACTACAGCGGATTCTTCCACCATTCGTCCGCCATGAATTCGAAGGACAGCACAGCGTCGTCACCATGGAGGGGCAGAGCGGGAATGTGTATCAAATCCGTGAAGACGGACTAACGATTGTGTTTCGAAACGGCCATGAAATCGCCAAGGCGTGTCTCCAACTGACGACGCCGGCGCCGAGCTGTGATCGGATGATCGCTGAATATCTGCTGTTGAAGAATGACGAACCGCGGTATTGGCAGACGGCACACTTTCTTTACTCCTCGACCACCGCGTGGGGCAAACCTTAAGAAAACAGCGGCTTGATCCCATATTTCATAGCCGTGTCTCCTTTTTGAATGTCCTTCGATGTGTGATCGACGCGAGGTAAAAAATAGCAAGTTCCGCTTCCCGCGGAATGGGGAGCTCGTCCCTCTCGCGGCGCGCGACAGTGTTGGGTGAGAGTCCTAGCTCTTCCGCGAGTTGAGCTTGTGTGAGGCCGAGCCGCTCGCGCCTTGCTCGATACTCATCGGCAGTCATGCAGTTTGACTTCGCCATCCCGGATCATTTGCCACGCAACAAGGCGACCCTTGCAGATCATCGGCCGACCGTAGGTTAATCGCGATCGGCCGTCCTTGCCTGGCCGGCAGATTTCGCCGCGTGGAGCCCGGCAGTCCGGGCACTCCACGGCGGCGATAGCCTTGCGCTCTCGGTGCTTACTTGCCATTTTCCCTACCGCAAATCGAGCGCTGAGTTCCGCCGCTCAGGTCGAACGGTTGTCGGATCTTCCATGCCGAGAGTTGCAGCGCCATCCACTCCCGCACGCCGGATGTGGTGGGCGACCATCATAGCCTCTCCGGTTGACAGTTCGCGAGCCGCTCGAAATTGAAACAGAGCACGCGGCTGGGCGCTCCAGCCATCCGCCATATAGCGATACCCATAGACCGTGTAGATATTCATTTTCTTTTCCTTTTGGGCCGCGCGTTGCGCGGAAATCGTCATCGCTTAATTGCGATCATGGAGAAACTATACGTCACGTATATACGTCTGTCAAGCAGCATCAACTAAGCAGTATTGGCCCAGCGCCAACGGCCTGATTGGTTAGGCAGCATGTCGTGTACCTCATGGCACCGTGAGTACAATGATTGGTGTGATGAAACTGCTCAAAGTCTTTATTTCAGAAGATCTGCACCGATGCTTAAGAAGTCGGCGCAGTAAACCTCCCCGGGTCTTGGTCTAACACGCGACTTGGCTGTCGGCCTAATGCTACATTCAAAGGCGATGGGGTCACTTCTGCTGAAAGGCACGGCTATCGTGGGACACGGCGAAATCCGCGTCGACATCTGCGAGTACGAGGACTGTGACCGGCCGGTGAATCCGAAGTACCAACAATTCTGTTCGCGGGTCCATCAGAACCGCGCGTATAACAAAACCCGTCCACGAAAGACGGAGCGCCGCCGGAAATCAGCGGCTTGACGATCTGTCCACGGCCCTTCCCGACGCGAGCGCCGCGTCACCAATAGTCCGCATTTCTCCGACAGACTCGGTGTATAAACTTCGCGGCCCGCATCTTGAAACTGCCGTCCCTGGCTGGCGGGCTAGAGGAATTCGCTCGACACATGATGTGTCGGAGCTGAGAAGTGAGCTGAAGACAGGATGTCGACCGATCGTTTTGTACGCGGCGTAGCGCTCGCTGGCGTTGCGCTTCTCATTTTCCTTTCCTATCGTGACCGTCCGCCGAAACGCACTCCACGCGGACGTCTGATCCATTTTCCAACTTACCGTTACCTGATCAATCGCGCCGACGCTTCGGCGAATACAGGAGAAAAGTGCAATTGAACACACTGTTTCCAGCCAAAAACGCTCGGGCATGAAGTACTTCTACTCAAGCGAATCCGCGGCGCGCGAACTCGGTATGTCTGCCGACTGGTTCGACCGCTATGCCGAGGGCGCTGCTGAAGAGCAGCCCCACATCTTCGAAGGCGAGACCAATGAGAAGAAGTTTTGGACTCGAGACCAAATCGACAACATCCGCGAAATGAGAAAGTCCCGGCGGAAGCCGGCGCCGCGCGCGCGTGGTGGAATCAACAATTCGCGTTACCACAAAGAAAAAGGTCTTCAATTGAATTCCGAATTTGCGGATAGTAGCGGTCGATCGCGCAGCCACGATGGCAGGCGCCCAACGGTCGTCAAGGATGACAACCACGACGGAAGCCCTCCTTCCCACGACCTCGGACTTTACAACCTACTCAATAATCCGGAGCCGGGATCCGGAGAACAACAAACCCCGCGTTAATGGCATGAGCCGACAGAGAGCCGACGTGCGCCTCAAATGGGGACACCGTGTTTACGACCTGGAAGGAAACGAGATTCGGGTCCCCGCGAGCCTGCTTGTCCTGATGCGACGATTGAACGTACTCGCCTACAACGTCGCGCTGCACGGCCATCAGCTCACCCTTACCGTGCACGAGTTCATGAAGCCGGAATACGACGCAATCGCGGGCGAACTCCGCCGCGTGCTCGGTTCGGATCTCAGCGGCCCGGCGACGGTGAAGTGCGGCTGCCGGAAGTGCAATGACGATGCGGCGCTGCTTCTTCATGAAATCGAGCAGCTGAACCTGTTTCGTCTCGACATGGCCGTTCAGCAGAGCGCCCGATGATTGAAAAGGGAGCAGTAGGCCGGCGACCTCGTCGGCGACTGATGGACCTCCGCTTATTCCAATGCGGCATGGAAGAAAAGAAGTGCATCCGGAGGGAACATCCGGGCTGGCACACGAGCTTTCGTGACGCCTCAATCTGTGTCTCACAGACGATGCCGGTGAACTACCGGCGATTCTCGAAGTAGATGCCGCATGCGGCATTGAGGCCCTGCAACGCGCCAGGCTGCGGACAGCTAACGGGCGACGGTTATTGCGACGTCCACAAACGGAACCGTTACGGTGATCATCAACGCGGAAACGCCGCAGCTCGCGGATACGATGCACGCTGGCGCAAATACCGTGTTCGGTTTCTCCAACAGAATCCTTTATGCGTCGAATGTCACCGCGAGGGAAAGCTCGGCGCGGCGACAGTCGTCGATCATATTCAACCGCATCGCGGCGATCTCGTTCTGTTCTGGGATACGAACAATCACCAGGCCCTTTGTGCTTCGCACCATGGGGCGAAATCCCAAGGCGAACGGATTGACCGATGAAATCGCCCGCTCCGATTATTGCAGAGCCGAAAGAACGTGGCCGGCACGACTTCCGCCGCATCAATGATTCCGAGAAGGTTGTTCGCTTCAATGATCAAAAGCCGGCGGGATTCACGAACCGGCTATACCGCTATCTCAGCATCACCGGAACCTCGAAGCCGCAGGCCTGCGCCGCGCTGACGTCGTTTATCGAAGGAACGGAACGGCACATCGAGCTCGAACGCGATCCGTCCAATCGCTATGACCGAAACGCCATCAAAGTGATCGGCGAATGGATCGACTGTGCCGGCGATCGCCACGTTGAGCAGCTCGGGTGGATCCCGGCTGCAGCGGCGAAGGATGTGGCTGGACCTCATGAGCTCGCGGCAATGGTCGAGTGTATGTATCGCGGGACGTCGACGGAGAGTCCAGGTCTCAAGATCAGCGTCTGGCGAAGTTGCATCACTCGCAATGGCTGCAAGAGGTAAGACGCCGCGAACCCCCAGGGGCGGGTCGGATCTTCGGGACCAACCACTTTATAGACCGCGCCCCAGTCGTTTGCGCGTCTCGTCAAAATTCGACTTTTTTGTGACACCCCACGGAAGGGAGTTTTACCCCCATGCGCGGCAGGAAGCCGACACCCACCCACCTGAAGTTGCTGCAGGGAACCTTCCGGCCCGATCGGGCCCAGTCCAATGAGCCGCAGCCGGCGGCCGAGCTGCCGCCGGCGCCGGACTATCTGAATGCCGTGGCCAGCCGGGAATGGGACCGCCTGGCGCCCCAGCTCTACGCCGCAGGCCTGCTGACGAGCTTCGATCTCATGGCGCTCGAGGCGTTGTGCAAAGCCTACGCGCGGTGGCGCAAGGCCGAAGAGCAGGTCGACGTGGAAGGCGAAGTGATCCAGTCGCCGCGCGGACCGGTTCGCAACCCTTGGGTCCTGATTCAATCGAAGGCGTATGAGCAGATGACGAAGATGCTCATCGAATTCGGCTTCACGCCCAGCGCGCGCAGCCGGGTGACGGCGATACCCACGGACGGGGAGAATGACGACGGCTTCGACTTCGGATGAGTTTTATTTCGACGAAGCAGCCGCGCAGCGCGCGTGTGATTTCTTCCGGCTGAAATGCCGGCATTCGATCGGCCCCTTTGCGGGCAAGCCGTTCGTTCTCGAGAAGTGGCAGTCGGACCAGCTCGTGCGTCCCATCTTCGGATGGAAACGCAAGGGCGACGGCGCGCGGAAGATCCGGACCGTTTATCTCGAGGTCCCGCGCAAGAACGGAAAATCGACGCTCGCGGCAGGCCTGGCCAACTATTTGCTCTTTGCGGATAAGGAGCTCGGCGCTCAGGTCTATTCCGCCGCGGCCGACACGGACCAGGCGAGCATCTGTTTCACCGAAGCCCGCCGCATGGTCGAAGCCGATGCGCAGCTGTTCGCCCTCGCGAAGATTTTCAAGAAGGCGATCACGGTTCCGGAGACGAACTCGGTCTACAAGGTGCTGTCGGCCGACGCGTTCACCAAACATGGATTGAACGCGCACGGAATCATCTTCGACGAGCTCCACGCGCAGCCCAATCGGGACCTCTGGGATGTTCTCGTGACGTCGACCGGCTCGCGCCGGCAGCCGCTCACGATCGCGATCACGACGGCCGGCTACGACCGCAACTCTATTTGCTGGGAGCTGCACGATTACGCCATCAAGGTGCGCGACGGCATCGTCGAGGATACGTCGTTCCTGCCGCTGATTTTCGCGGCCGATGAAGACGACGACTGGAAGAGTCCCGAGACCTGGAAGAAAGCCAATCCGAACCTCGGCGTGTCCGTGAGCCTCGATTATTTTGAGCGCGAGTGCAAGAAGGCGCAGAACGTCCCCGCGTACGAAAACACATTCAAGCGGCTGCATCTGAACATCTGGACCGAGCAGGATGTCCGGTGGATGCCCATGGACCTCTGGGATCTCTGCGATGTTTACGCCCCCGCCTGAGCTGGCTGGCCAGATTTGCTTTGCCGGTTTGGACCTTGCTTCCACAACCGACATTGCCGCGCTGGTGTTGGTGTTCCCAACCTTTCGCGTCTGGCCAGTCCTCGCCTTCTTCTGGGTGCCGACGGAGAACGCGGAGCGGCGGCATAAACGGGATCGCGTGAATTATCCGCTGTGGATGCAGCAGGGATTCATTAACGGGACTGAAGGTAACGTCATCGACTACGACGTGATTCGCGCATTCATTAATGAACTCGGGAAGCAATACCAGATCCGGGAGATCGCGATCGACCGGTGGAACTCCACGCAGCTGCAAACCCAGCTCGCTGGCGACGGCTTCACCGTTGTGCAGTTTGGCCAGGGCTTCAAGGATCTCTCGGATCCGATGAAGCAGCTGATGGGAAAGGTCCTCGAGAGGCGGATCTGTCATTTCGGCAATCCCGTTCTGCGCTGGATGATGTCGAACGTGGCGGCCGAGCAGGACGCGGCCGGCAATTTCAAACCAAGCAAAGCGAAGTCGACAGAGAAAATCGACGGCGTCGTCGCCTTAATCATGGCCATCGGCCGGGCGCTGGTCGATCCCGGGAAAGCGCCGCATCCGGAGATTTTTGTTTTATGAAGCCAGACACCATCGCCAACATCGCGGCGATCGCCGGCGCCGTTTGCCTCATCGCCGGCATCGGATTTGTTTATCTGCCTGCAGGCGTCATCGCCGCCGGCCTCCAGCTGATCGCGGCAGCCTGGCTCCTGGAATCCCGGAGCGTGCGCTAATGGGCTTACTCGCGCCGATCGCCAAACGATCGCTCGAAAATCCGCGGACGTCGCTGGCGAACCCCGCCGACTGGCTCTTTGATGCACTCGGGGGCGGCCGGAGCGAAGCCGGCATTACCGTCAATGCGAAGACCGCGCGGCAATCGGCGGCATTCGCATGCGGGCACGTGTTGTCACAGTCCGTCGCGCAATTGCCTTGGGATGTATATGTGCGCGAGGGTGACAATCGCAAACCCGCGTCCAATCGCATCGAGGACTATCTTCTCCACAGCGAACCCAATCCGGAGATGACGTCGTACGCGTTTCGGTACGCGATGATGATGACGCTCTGCTTTCACGGCAATTTCTACTGCCGCATCGAAAGAGACGCCGCCGGCCGGACTCGATATTTATGGCCGCTGATCGATTGCGACGTCCAACTGCTGCGCGATGACACCAGGCGACTCGTTGGGTATTCCGTCAAGTATCTCGACGGCTCGAGCGAACGGCTGCCGATGCAGGACGTGATCCATGTCCCGTGCATCGCTCTCGATGGCACATTCGGCGAATCGATTCTCACCCAGGCGCGGAACAAGATTGGAATGGAGCTGGCCGCCGAGAAATTCGGCTCCGGATTCTTTGCGCGCGGATCGCGGCCGAGCGGCGTGCTCGAAAGCGACCAAACGATTCCGGCCGATACCCGCACGGATCTCGAGAACCGCTGGCAGCTCGCCTACAGCGGCGCGAACAATTCCGGCAAGACGCCCGTCCTCACAAACGGGCTGAAGTGGAAACCGATCACCATCGATCCGCGCGACGCGCAGTTTCTCGAGACTCGCAATTTCCAGGTCGCGGATATCGCTCGTATGTTTCGCGTCCCCGGCGTGCTGATCGGCGTGACCGACAGCACTGCCACATATGCGAGCGTCGAACAGTTCCTGCTGTCTTTCGGCAAGTTCACGATTGCGCCGTGGCTGCAGTGCATTGAGCAGGAGTTCAATCGCAAACTATTTCCCAACGTGACGCGGATGTACGCGAAGCTCGATATGCGCGGCTTCGAGCGGGGCGATCTCGCCGCGCGCGCCGCCTTCTACAACATCATGTCGGCGACAGGCGCGTACACGGCGAACCGGATCTTGGCCCTCGAGGATGAAAACGGGTTCGACGGCGGCGATGCGCACCTGCAGCCAGCAAACTTCGTCCCTTACGGAACGACACCGGATCCCAAAGCGCAGCAACAGCGGTCGACGGCGAATGGCAGCAACGCCCTGCGCGTTTTCCTGCCTTTAGTCGAGGACGTGGTGACGACGATCGGGAGGAGCTCCAAACGGGATGCCGCCTGGATCAAAGCCAGATGGTTGCCGATCCTGCGCAGTTGTGCGGCGGATCGCGACCAGGTCCTGTCGACGTCGGAGGAGGATGTCTTCATTTCCCAGGTTTCGAGTCGAGCGGCCACTTGGACTGGCGGGGAAGCGCTCGATGAATTCCGGCGCATGGACGCTTTTTTATCGGAAAGGACACGGGCACATGGAAGTCGTTAAACGCGTTTGGCTGGGTACTGGCGTTGAAGTGAGGGCGGAAGGTGATCAGCCGCCAAAGCTGCGCGGCTATGCGGCGGTGTTCAACCAGACGGCAGAACTCGGCTGGATGAAGGAACAGCTCAAACCCGGCTGCTTTACACGCGCCTTGAAGGAACAGCAGGACGTCCGCGCCCTCGTGGATCACGACCCGGCGCTCATTCTGGGTCGCTCGAAAGCGGGGACCCTCACGCTCCAAGAAGACGAAAAGGGCCTGTATGTCGAAATCACACCGCCCGACACGTCAATTGGCCGCGACACGGTCGAATCGGTGCGCCGCGGCGACCTCGATCAGATGAGCTTCGCGTTCATCGCGCGGCGAACGACATGGGTTGAAGAAGAAGGCCAAATCCCAACGCGGATCGTCGAGGATGTCGACCTGCTCGATGTGTCCGTCGTCACGTTCCCCGCATACGAGCAGACATCGGTGAGCGTACGCGCCGCGCATGAACAGGCGTGCCGCACGGAGCTCGCCGAGCGCAAGAAACAACAGCATTCCGATCCTGCTCTGGTGGACGTGTACGCTCGCCGGCGCTGGTAACGATTGTCCGAGCGGTAGCTCGGCCGGACCCCATCCCTCGGTAGACGGATCGATCAAAAGAAATCCAAACTGGCTAAGGAGAGCCTCGAATGGACCAATTGTTATCCAACACGCTGCGCGAGAAGCGGCAGCGCATCATTGAAAACGACCACAATCCCATCATCGCCCTGGCGAAGAAGGAAGGCCGAGGATTCACCGCGGAAGAGCGGCAGAAGCTCGACACAATCGATATCGATGTCGACAACCTCACCAAAGATATCGACCGCGCAGAACGCGCCGAGCAGCGCAAGCTGGAAACGGCCAGACCCCAGCGGCAGACCGAAGACACGGCTGACGAGCGCGCGGCCGCGTATCGCAAGGCGTTCACCAAGTACATCCAGGTCGGTCTATCCGAACTGAATGGGGAAGAGCGCGACATCATCCGCTCCGGCTACCGCCGCGATGAAGCCGAAACACGCGCCCAGTCGACGTCCTCGACGGCTGGCGGATATACCATTCCGCAGGGTTTCATGCCCTCTCTCGAGGCATCCATGAAAGCGTTCGGCGGCATGAAAGAAGCCGCGACGGAGATCCCCACGGATGCCGGCAATGACTTGCCAATCCCGACCTACGACGACACGTCGAATACGGGCGCGCTGCTCGGGGAAAACACCCAGGTCAGCGCACAGGATGTGACGTTCGGCCAGATCGTCCTGAAGGCATATAAGTACAGCTCGAAGCTGGTCCTCGTGCCCGTCGAGCTGCTGCAGGACTCCGCCTTCAGCTTCGATGCGATTCTTGGGGCTGTGTTTGGCGAGCGCCTCGGCCGTATCACGAACACGCACTTCACCACGGGGGACAATTCGTCGAAGCCGCAGGGCGCCGTCACCGCCGCAGGCACGCAGGCCGCGGCAAATGCGGCGTCGATCACGTCGGGAGATTTGATCGATCTCTTCCATTCCGTGGATCCCGCATATCGCACCGGACCAAAGGTCCGCTTCATGTTGAACGACGGAACGCTGAAGGCCGTGCGGAAACTCGTCGACAACACCGGCGGCGCCGGCGTTGGCAACTACCTCTGGATGGCGGGTCTCTCCGCCGGTGTGCCGGATACGATCCTCGGCAAACCGTACACGATCAATCAGGACATGGCGAGCGTCGCGACGGGCAACAAATCCGTGCTCTTCGGCGACTTCTCCAAGTACCTGGTCCGACGCGTGAAGGACATCACCGTCATCCGCCTGAACGAGCGCTATGCCGACTATCACCAGGTTGGCTTCATCGCCTTCATGCGTG